GGCACCGCAACCACAATGTTTGGTGTGTTTACGCCAGTTGCGGCAACCTACTATCCAATGGGTAATTACGACGGCAGCTTTTTTAATAACGGCTTAAACGTGGTGATTAGCGGTACGGTCGCTGCAACTGTCATCTACGAATAGAGGATTGCCATGAGCCGCTTAATTTTTGATGCCAGTACACTAGGCGGCACGACTACGTTGTCGTCTGAAGATGCAGTCGGCAACTTTACAATTGATGTGCCCGCTGTAACAGGCACTATGCTTATTCCCGCAACAGTTGGGCTTGCTAATCAAGTATTGACGTCTAACGCTACCGCAGCGCCCACTTGGGCATACCTAGCCGGTACGGGTACGGTTACGTCGGTGAATGGCTCGGGCGGCACAACGGGTCTAACCTTAACCGGTGGGCCAATTACAACTTCCGGCACGTTGACCCTTGGTGGCACGTTAATAGCGGTCAACGGCGGCACGGGTCAAAGTTCGTATGTGGTGGGCGATGTTTTGTACGCCTCAACAACTACGGCTTTGTCTAAGTTAACTATTGGCACAACGGGTCAAGTGTTGACCGTGACTGCCGGTATCCCCTCTTGGGCAACACCCACAACTGGTACGGTAACTTCTGTTAGCTTTACCGGCGGTGTAGTTTCGGTTGCTACCGCGACCACTACACCAGCATTAACCATTGCCGGTACTTCAGGCGGCGTACCTTACTTCTCAAGTGCTACGACGTGGGCAACTTCAGCGGCCTTGGCAGCTAGTGCTTTGGTCATTGGTGGCGGCGCAGGGGTTGCACCTTCTACTACAACTACCGGCACAGGTGTTGTGACGGCTCTTGGTGTTAACGTCGGTTCAGCCGGTGCTTTGGTTACGTTTAACGGCGCGTTAGGCACACCTTCAAGCGGCACAGTCACTAACCTGACAGGTACAGCAAGTATCAACATTAACGGTACTGTTGGCGCAACAACGCCTAGCACGGGCGCATTCACAACCCTTACCTCTTCAACTAGTTTTACCCCTACCGCGTACACCGAAACTGTTGTTGCAAGCGGCACGGTCGGTGCATCTGCTACGTTGGCAATTACCGCCGGTACGATTTTAACGGCAACATTGACCTCGGCTACACCTTGTACGTTTACGATGCCCACGGCAACCGCCGGTAAGTCGTTTACCTTGTTGCTCAAGCAACCCGCATCGGGTTCTGCTACAACGGCAACCTTTACAAGCGTTAAATGGAACTCAAGCGGCGCACCAACTATTACAGCTACGCTTGGTAAGTTGGACATTATTGCCTTTGTTGCCGACGGCACAAACTGGTACGGCACAGCTTCACAAGGGTACACATACTAATGTTTGCCGCTCACGCCTTGTTTCAGACTGTTGGTGCTAAAGGCCCTTATTCTATTTCTTACTTGGTTATTGCAGGTGGAGGGGGTGGCGGTGAAACTTCTGCTACTACCGCTGGCGTTGCGGGCGGTGGTGGTGCGGGTGGATTTCTTACTAACACAACAACATTAACGCCACTTACTTCTTACACAGTTACCGTTGGTGCTGGTGGTGCTTCAATTACAGGCACAGGCTCAACAAATTCAAACGGTAATAACGGTTCAAATTCTGTGTTTGGTGCTATTGCTACTGCAACAGGCGGCGGCGGCGCAGGTTATTCGGCAGCGGGCACCGGCGGTTCAGGCGGCGGTGGTGGTTCAGGCTCATCGGGCGGCGCGGGAACATCAGGTCAAGGTAATGCCGGTGGTGCAGGTGCAACTTCAGGCGGCGGCGGTGGCGGAGGCGCAGGCGCTGTCGGTACAGCCGCTTCAGGAATGACGGGTGGTGCAGGCGGTGCAGGGTCGGCGTCATCTATAACCGGTTCGTCTGTTACCTACGCTGGCGGTGGTGGGGCTGGCGGGGCTACATTGCCTACGGCTTCTGCGGGTGGTTCAGGCGGCGGCGGTGCGGGTGGTGCTAGATTAAACAACGGAACAAACGGTACTGCAAATACTGGCAGCGGTGGTGGTTCTGCGGGTTCGGGAATTGGTACTGTAACGAGTGGTAGTGGTGGCTCAGGCGTAGTCATCTTATCTATTCCAACATCACAATACAGCGGCACAACAACAGGTGCACCTACAGTCACAACTAGTGGATCAGATACGATATTGACCTATACGGCGTCAGGGAGTTACACAGCATGAGTTATTTCGCAAGAGTACTCACAATTACAAATGGCAAAGGCATTGTTGACGATGTCATTAGCGCTGAACAACCGTTTATTGATTCGGGCTTGGTCGGCGACCCAACTATGTGGTGGCAAACCTCATACAACACGCATGGGAATGTCCACTACGGTCAAGACGGTCAGCCTGATGGCGGTGTGGCGCTCCGAGCAAACTATGCCGGACTTGGCTACACGCTTGATACGACGGTTGTGCAAGACGGTGTTATCGGTGTGTTTTACGCACCACAACCGTTCCCCTCATGGATTTTAGATACCCAAACGTACTATTGGGAAGCACCTGTGCCGTACCCTAATGATGGACAAAATTACACTTGGGATGAAGCTACAGAATCTTGGGTACTTGTGCCTTGAGAATCTAAGTAATATACTAATCGTACTGGTGCGAACCACCAGGACTCCTCGGAGTTACAAATGTCAGACGAAGTAAGCCAAGCGGAAGTGCCCGCGCCGACACCGGAAGTTACGGCAGAACCGGTTGTTGAAGTATCTGCGCCGGAAGTACCCGAAGCAGCACCTAAGTCCTTCTCACAAGAGGAATTAGACGCAGCCATCGGCAAGCGGCTCGCACGCGAGCAGCGAAAGTGGGAAAGGGAACGAGTTCAACCTGTTGTGCAGCAAGCACCGGTTACGCCCGAGCAGTTTGCCTCAAACGAAGATTATGTCGAAGCCTTGGCTGATCAACGCGCGGAGCAAAAGATTGCCGAGCGAGAGCAGCGCAAGCAACAAGCTGAAATACTCGAAACCTATCACGACAAGGAAGAGGAAGTTCGTGCAAAGTATGATGACTTTGAACAAGTCGCATACAACCCGAATTTACCAATCACCACCGTGATGGCCCAATCTATTCAGGCCTCGGACAACGGCCCCGAAGTGGCATACCACTTAGGTGCAAACCCCCGAGAAGCGGAACGGATTTCACGTCTTTCGCCTATCATGCAAGCCAAAGAGATCGGGAAGATTGAGGCTCAGTTAACCGCAAACCCACCGATTAAAAAGACTTCAAACGCGCCAGCGCCTATTTCACCTGTATCAGCCCGTACGACCGGTTCACCGGCATACGATACAACTGATCCGCGCTCTATTAAGTCAATGTCTACTTCTGAGTGGATTGAGGCAGAAAGGGCAAGACAGGTAAGGAAGCACGAAGCGCGTAACCTCCGCTAACTTATTTTAGGAAATTATCATGGCAAATAGCATTCTAACCATCGATATGATCACACGGAAGTGCCTCGAAATCCTTGAGAACAACTTAGTGATCAGTCGCAACGTCAATCGTCAGTACGACGATTCCTTCGCCATTGAAGGCGCAAAAATCGGTTCAACTCTGCGTATTCGTCTACCTGACCGCGCGCTGGTAACCGACGGTGCCGCCTTGCAAGTGCAAGACGACAACGAGCAATACACAACTTTGGCTGTTGCAAGCCAAAAGCACATTGGCGTGAACTTTACCTCTGCCGAACTCACCATGCAATTGGATGACTTTGCAGAACGTGTTCTCAAGCCCCGTGTGTCGCAATTGGCATCAAGCGTGGACGCTGACGTAGCCTCTGTCTACAAAAGCATTTACAACTCGGTGGGTACACCTGGCACGACTCCTTCGACTTCTGCTGTTTTGCTTGCAGCACAACAGAAACTCAACGAGTTTGCCACCCCCATGAGCCCACGTTATGCGACTGTTAACCCAGCCGCCAACGCCGGTTTGGTCGAGGGCTTGAAAGGTCTGTTTAACCCAACTGGTACTATCAGCCGTCAGTTCAAGAACGGTATGATGGGCGAAGGCGTATTGGGCTTAGACGAGATCAATATGTCGCAGTCGATTGTTCAGCACACCACAGGTGTTTCGCCAACTGCTCCAATCGTGGCGACTGCGGTTACAACTGAAGGCTCAACCTCGCTTGCCATTAGCTTTACAAGCGGCTCACCCACGTTCAAGATTGGTGACATTTTCACCATTGCTAGCGTGTTTGCAGTCAACCCACAAACCCGTCAAACAACTGGCTCGCTGCAACAGTTTGTCGTAACTGCTGACGTAACTGTTTCGTCAAACACTACCGCAACGCTGACAGTTCAACCGCCTATGTATACCTCGGCTAACGCCTTGGCTACTATCAATGCGTTCCCCGCAGCTAGCGCTGTGTTGACGTTCTTGGGTGGATCGGCAACAGCCTACCCGCAAAACTTGATCTATCACAAAGATGCGATCACGTTAGCGACTGCTGACTTGCTGTTGCCACAGGGTGTTGACATGGCCTCACGCCAAGTGCATAACGGAATTTCGCTGCGTATCGTGCGTCAGTACGATATTAACAACGACCGTATGCCTTGCCGTGTGGACGTCTTGTACGGTTTTGCAGCCATTCGTCCGGTCACCGCCGTGCGTTTGTGGGGCTAAACAGAGTGGGGGCGTAAGCCCCTTCTTCTAAACTTTTTAAAGGAATTTCATCATGGCACTTCCAAATGGCGCAGGTGGCTATCAATTCGGTGATGGCAACGAAACCGAAATTAACATGGTCACGCAAGTGACTCCTACAGCTAAAGTAGCCGCAGCCACTCTGACTGCTGCTGAATTAGCAACCGGCATCATCACCTACACGGGTGCTGCTGCTGCCTTAACTATGCCTACAGGCGCGTTACTAGACGCTGCTTTCCCAAGCATGAAGGTCAATAGTTGTTTTGACTTTTTTATCATCAACACGGGCGCAACTAACGCTGCTACGGTTACGGCTAGCACCGGCGTAACTTTGGTTGGTGTTGCTGCGGTTGCAGCAGTTACGGCAGCTAATTGGCGTGTTCGCAAGACCGCTGACGCAACTTACGTCGCTTACCGCGTAGCAGGTTAACGCGTAGAGGGGCGGGTGATCCTCGCCCCTCGCACAAGGATTCTGAATGCACATTTACCTCAAGCACCCCGTACACGGCAACAAGGTGGCAATTTCCCATTTAGAAGCTGAAAATGACGTTAAAAACGGGTGGGAAGTATATAATTTAGACGCGCCGGTCGAAGAGGCTGCGCCTGTGAATGAGTTAAAACGACGTCGTAAAACGGAGTAAGTATGACCACAACCACAGCCGGTGATCAAATCAATGGGGCGTTACGCCTAATCGGTCAACTGGCTGAAGGTGAAGAGCCGTCGGCGGCGACCGCTACCGACGCGTTAACGGCGCTCAATCAGATGATCGACTCATGGAACACCGAGCGATTGTCGGTGTTCTCAACGCAAGACCAAGTATTCTCTTGGTTGCCAAACTTTGCTACGCGCACTCTCGGCCCCACGGGCGATTTTGTAGGTAACCGACCTATTCTGATAGATGACTCAACTTATTTTCGTGATCCGTCTTCGGGCATTTCGTTTGGCATTAAGTTAATCAATCAGCAGCAGTATGACGGCATTGCGGTTAAGACCGTGACGTCCACTTACCCGCAAGTCATGTTTGTCAACATGAATTACCCCGACATTACAATGACCGTCTATCCGGTACCCACCAAGGTATTGGAATGGCACATTATATCGGTCGAGGAACTGACTACCGCCGCGTTGTTGTCTACACCCTTGACGTTTCCCCCAGGCTATCTTCGCGCGTTTCGCTACAACTTGGCTTGCGAACTTGCACCTGAATTTGGTGTTGAGCCTAGCCCCCAAGTGTCGCGCATTGCGATGTATTCCAAGCGCAACATTAAACGCATTAACAACCCTGACGATATTATGTCGTTGCCTTACTCAATTGTTGCAACGCGTCAGCGCTTCAACATATTCGCTGGCAACTACTAATGAAGTCGCCTATCCTCGGCTCCGCATACACGGCTCGCAGCGTCAACGCTGCGGCCAATCGGATGATCAACTTGTTTCCCGAAGTCATTGCCGAGGGCGGTCAAGAGCCTGCGTTCCTAAACAGAGCGCCAGGGCTTCAGTTATTAGTCGCTGTGGGCAACGGCCCCGTGCGAGGGCTTTGGCAATACGGTGGTTATGGCTACGTTGTGTCAGGCAATACGCTTTATCGCATTGACAACCAGTACAACATTACAACGCTAGGTGTGGTGGCCAACGATGGCCCTGTGTCAATGGCAGATAACGGCAATCATTTGTTTGTGGCTTGTAATGGGCCAAGTTTTATCTACAACGCCACAACGACCATATTTGCAGAAATTACGGATGTAGACTTCCCTGGCGCGTTAACGGTGTCATACCTTGACGGGTATTTTGTATTTATTGAACCCGATAGCCAGCGCGTATGGGTGACAGAATTGCTTGACCCGCTGCTAGTTGACCCGCTTGATTTTGCAAGCGCCGAGGGTAGCCCCGACGGTTTGGTGTCCTCCATTACCGACCACTCCGAGGTTTGGCTATTTGGCACAACCTCGGTTGAGGTTTGGTACGACGCAGCACAAGGTTCGGGTTTTCCTTTAGCGCGCATTCAAGGTGCGTTTAATGAGATTGGGTGTGCTGCAACATTCTCTGTTGCCAAGCTAGACAACGGTTTGTTTTGGTTAGGTGCAGATAATCGTGGGCAAGGCATTGTCTACCGCTCGCAAGGCTACACCGGTGTGCGAATTAGCACCCACGCCATTGAGTGGCAGATTCAACAGTACGGCGACATCTCGGACGCCATTGCCTACACCTATCAGCAAGACGGTCATTCGTTTTACGTTTTGACATTCCCCACCGCGCAGGCGACTTGGGTGTATGACGTTGCCTCGCAAGCGTGGCATGAGCGGGCAAGTTTTACTAATGGCGACTTTAGTCGTCACCGCAGTAATTGCCAAATGTTTTTTAATAACGAAGTTATCGTAGGCGATTATCAAAACGGCAATTTGTACGCCTTTGATTTGGAAGTCTACGCAGATGGCCCACGCACTCAGAAATGGTTGCGCTCATGGCGGGCGTTGCCTACCGGCACCAATAACTTTAAGCGCACCGTCCAACACTCTTTGCAATTAGATTGCGAATCCGGCGTGGGTCTGCAAGGCCGCACCGAGATACCAGGGCGCGTCTACCTGAGCCCTATGATCGTATCGGGTTCAATTGGTATTGTGGATCAGATTGAAATCATTATGTCTGTGGACGATTTTGTGCAGCCTTTGGTAATGTTGCGCTGGTCAGACGATGGCGGTCACACTTGGTCAAATGAGCATTGGCGATCAATGGGCGGTATAGGCGAATATGGCAAGCGCGTCATTTGGCGTCGTCTTGGCATGACTGAAAAGTTGCGCGATCGAGTGTATGAGATTTCAGGCACCGATCCAGTCAAGATTGCCATCATGGCGGCTGAACTTAATGTTGTGGCAACCGCAGCATGAACATTACTCAAATCCCTGCGCCTCGGGTGCCTGTTGTTGACCCCGCTACGGGGCTTATGTCACGCGAATGGTTTAGGTTTTTTAATGCTTTATACGAACAATTGGGCGGCGGTGCGGGCGGGGCTTCAGGCACGTTTACAACAACCGACCTTAAAACCGTGACAGTCGTCAACGGCATTATTACAGGGATAGTCTAATGTCCATCAATCTTTCAGCCTTTGCCGGTGCGGGCGCGCAATTTTCGGATGCCAATGGCGCACCTTTGACAGGCGGCTTGATATACAGCTACTTGTCAGGCACTACCACGCCAGTTACAACTTACACCACCCGCGACGGTACAACCAACAACACCAACCCGATTGTGTTGGACGGGGCGGGGCGTACACCTAACGAGATTTGGCTAGACGGCGGGGTGCTGTACAAGTTTATTTTAAAATCATCGACTTTTGTGCAGATCGGGTCGTATGACGATATTCCCGCAATTAACGACACAACAACCGTTAATAACTTAATTACAGTAGCGGGCACCAACACGTTAACCGGTTTGGCTACGCCTACGTTAACAGGTTATGCCACCGGCGCGCAGTACAGCTTTATTGCACAGAACACCAACACGTCTACCGTAACGATTGACATTGACACGTTAGGTGTCAAAGCCATTACTAAGTTTGGCGCTACAGCTTTAGCAGCGGGCGACATCATTGCTGGTGCGGTGATGTTGATCGAATACGACGGTACTCGGTTTCAATTGTTAAACGCCGGTAAAACCACGTTTAACTACATTTTGGAAACGGCTACCGTTGCGGCAACTGCCACAACTGGCAGTTTAAATTACGACGTTGCCGTGCAGTCGATTATGTATAACACCACGTCTGCTACAGGCAACTGGACGTTAAACTTTCGAGGCAGCAGCAGCCAATCATTGAACACCATCATGGCTGCCGGTCAAACCGTATCGGTCACTTTTATGGCCGCTCAAGGTGCTACGGCGTACTACAACACGGCAGTTACCGTTGACGGCAACTCGGTTACTCCCAAATGGCAAGGCATTGCGCCGACCTTTGGGAACGCTAGTTCGGTGGATGTCTACACTTACGCAATTACTAAGACGGCAAGCGCCACGTTTAATATCTTTGCCTCGCAAACCAAGTTTGTTTAGGACTGACGATGCCACGTTTTTCTAGGATTGGAGCAGCCGCAAGTGGAGCCTTTGGGTTCGGGACAAGTTCAGGCTACCTCGCAAGCTACCTAGTTGTGGCGGGTGGAGGCGGGGGCGCGGGTAACTCAATTGGTGGCGGCCCGATTAACGGTGGTGGGGGCGGCGGTGCTGGTGGTTACCTTACCAGTACGTTTACGTTTAACATCGGTCAAACTTATACCGTTACCGTGGGCGGTGGAGGTGCAGGCTCCACTAACCCAGGCGTCACGGGCAGCAACTCCTCTATCTCTTCGGTAACTACCTCATCAGGTGGCGGTGGGGCAGGTGGCTATGCAACTTCACCTGCCGGAGTTGGTCAAACCGGAGGTTCGGGCGGTGGCGGCGGTTTAGGTAGAAGCGGCGGTGCGGGCACGGCTAGTCAAGGCTTTGCCGGTGGTGATGGCTCTGCTTACGGCGGGGGCGGGGGCGGTGGTGCATCTCAAGTTGGTGTAACTAACAACCAAGCCTTTGGTCAATACCCAAATGGTGGTAACGGACTAGCCTCTACAATCTCGGGCTCAAGCGTCTTTCGTGGAGGTGGCGGCGGGGGTGCATCCGGTGCTACTGGCGGGTCAGGCGGGGGTGGTGCTACTGCTACTACGGGCACCGTTAACACGGGCGGGGGCGGTGGTGGCGTAACAGGCGACGTCGGTGCAACAGGTGCAGCGGGCGGCTCGGGCGTGGTGATTATCTCCTACCCTGGTTCGCAACGCGCAACGGGCGGCACGGTGACTTCGAGCGGTGGCAGCACTATCCATACCTTCAACAGTTCGGGGAGTTTTATAGCGTGAGGGTGACCTATGATCCCGCGTTGTTTAACGCTAAAAAACAATTGGTTGAAAATAAAATTCAATCACTTGAGCAAGAATTTTTGCGGCATCCTCAAGTTGATTGCCCTGTTGTGCATAGGTTTGGCCCAGGGCTTTACATTAGAGAAGTCACCCTTCCGGCAGGCGCTTTATCAATTGGCCACGCTCAGACAACAGAACATTTAAATGTAATGCTGACAGGACGCGTATCAATTGTCGATGAAAACGGCAAAGTAAAAGAATTAGTTGCGCCGCTGACTTTTGTGGGGCAGCCAGGCAGAAAAGTAGGTTATATCCATGAAACCGTTATTTGGCAAAACATATACGCCACAACAGAAACAGACGTAGAAAAGCTAGAAAATATGTTTTTAGACAAAAGCGACACTTGGCAAAAAAACCAACCATTGCTATCGTTTAATAAATTTGAAGACAATGTTGATTTTGTATCGGCCATAACTGAATATGGGTTTAATGAAAAAACGGTGCGCGAGCAAGCTGAAAATACTTTAGACCAAATCGACTTTCCTTTTGGCGGCTATAGCGTAATGGTGTCAGATTCAAGTATTGAAGGTAAAGGGTTGTTTGCTACAAAAAACTTTTGTCCCAACGAAGTGATTGCGCCTGCAAGAATTGAGGGAATGCGAACACCAGCGGGGCGGTACACAAACCATTCAAAAAATCCAAACGCAATCATGGCTTTGGGCGATAATGGCAATATTGACTTAGTAGCTAAGAGTGAAATTAAAGGTTGCCAAGGCGGTAACATAGGCCAAGAAATAACCGTTGATTATCGTCAGGCGCTTAATTTAACTGTTGGGAGAATTTAAAATGTCAGGTGTAGCTACAGCTATAGCCGGTGCTGCTGTTTTAGGCGCGGTAGTCAGCAGTAACGCAGCGGGAAAGGCTTCCCGCGCGCAAATTGACGCATCTGAAGAAGCTAATGCGCTAAATTATAAAATTTCGCAAGAGCAACTTGCCGCGCAAAAAGAAGCGCTTGATAAGCAAATTTTGGCAGCGGGCTCAACCGTTGATAAGCAACTGCTTGTCCAACGCGACACGCTTAACCAGCAGTTAGCTTTTCAGCAAAAGATGTACGACCAAACGCGCGAAGATTTTGCGCCGTACCGCGAGTCAGGCACCGCCAACCTTAATCAACTCAATACGCTGTTGGGTATTGGTGGCAACACGGGCGCGGCAGACTATGGTCGTTTTAAGACGGCAGACTTTACCCCAACTGATTTTGCAGCCGGTATTGACCCTGGTTACGCTTTTCGCGTTAAAGAAGGTTTAAAAGGCATTGATCGTCAAGCTGCTGCGCGGGGTGGACTAATTTCGGGCAATGCTCTTAAAGCCGCGTCAGGTTTTGCGGGTGAGCAAGCCTCGCAAGAGTACACCAATGCGTTTAATCGTTTTCAAACTATTCGTGGCAATACCCTTCAGCCATTTCAAGTGGGCGCTGCTGCCGGTCAAAGTGCTGCGGCCATGCAAGGGCAAGCCAACTTAAACTTTGGCACCGCAGGCGGTCAAGCTATTGCTAATGCTGGGCAAGGCGCGTCGAGCGCGTATGGTGCGTTAGGCACAGGCACTTACAACGCAATCGGCAATTACGGTACTGGCGTGTCAAATACGTTAGGAGCGTACGGCACAAATACTAGCAACAATCTTCTTGGTTCGGGCAACGCTCGGGCGTCGGGTTATGTTGGCACGGCTAATGCAATTAACTCCGGTGTAAGTGGTATAACAAGCGCGTATTACCAAAACAAATTGCTTGATACGTTAGCCAAGCGCAACCCCGCTGCCGATACAAGTTGGGCAGGCGGCGGCGTTTATTACGGATAAGGATTAAATCATGCCAATTGACCCAAATATCGCAATGGGCATACGCCCTATTGAACAACCTAATATGCTTGGCCAGATGGCGCAAGCTATGGCTATTCGTCAAGCCCAGCAACAATATGAAGGTTCCGAGGGGGTTAATGAATTAGCCCGTCAAGGCAACAAAGACCCATACGCTTATTTGCAATATGGTTCGCAAGGCCGCGCAACTTATGAATCTATTCTTAAAGGTCAAAAAGATTTAAGAGACACCCAAAAACTTGAAGTTGACCTTGGTATTGCCAAAATTGGCGCGTTTCGCGATCAATTAAATGCAAACGTAAATGATCCAGCGGCGGCTGCTAGATGGTTGACCGCAGTTAACGGCGACCCATTGGTGGGCAAAGTATTAAGTTCGGTACCTCTTCAAGACCAAATCGCTGGCATTCCAACTGATCCTAAAGGGTTTGCAGATTGGAAAAACAGAACTATGCTTAAGGCCCCTGATTTTGTAAAACATTTTGTTGAATCGGCTGACGCGCAGTTAGGTGCTAGTTCACGCATTCAATCGGCAAACATTAGCGCCGGCCCTGCTAACGCCCGACTAGCTTACGACATGGCAAACCCCGCGCAGTATCATTTTACCGGCGCTGACGGCACATTAATGACTGCACCTCAACGCGGTAGTGGCGGTGCTAGACCTGTACCTATGGCGGGCGGCGCGCCGTCTGCACCCGCACCACAAATTTCAATTGGTGGTGGTGGCGGGGCAGCACCTATGGGTGGCGGGTCAAGTATTATGGTTAACCCCGCGCCAATTAACAATTTAGCGCCCGTTAATCAAAACGCGTTAATTACGCAGCCTCAACCTACTCCCGCACCTGCTGCGCCTACGTTTGCCCAAGTCCGAGCAACGCCGGTCACTAAAGATATTGTTGACCCCACCGACCCAACTGGTCGTCGCATGATTACGGTCGAAGTCAACACCTATAAAGCTGGCACAGGATTAGGCGTGGATGGTACACAAGCCGCACCAGCGGGCGTGTTAGGTGTTGCAACTTCGCAAATACCACCTAACTATCTGCGTGACCCAAATAATCCTCAAGGGGTTATTCCGGTGCCTGGCAGCGCTGCTGACCCTAACGCTGTGGTGCCCCCAAATTATCGCAAAAAGTCTGATGGTACAGGTTTTGAATTTATACCTGGAGGCCCTGCTGATCCTGCCGTGCAAGCCCGTCAAGCTACAGGAAAGTTAGACGCAAAAACCATAGCTACCCGTGATGCTGCGTATCCTCAAGCTACTTTGGCGGTAAAGAGTGGTGAGCAAAACGCTACTCAACTTATTAAAGAAGTAAATGCGTTGCACGATAGCAAAGGTTTGTCCGGCATTACTGGGTTGATTGCGGGGCGTACGCCAAATTTCAGCGGCGATGCTAGATCAGCGCAAGCAGACCTAAAGAAAATTATTGCTGAAGGTACACTTAAAGTGTTGACCGATTTGCGCGCAGCGTCTAAAACTGGCGGCGCGTTGGGTAACACTTCTAACAAAGATATAGATTTGCTGCAAAATGCTGCCGCTGCGCTAGACCAAACTCAAAACACCGAAGATTTTAAACGTAAACTTAAAGACTTTGCGTTTACTTTAGAGCGCACAAAACAAAATATGCGCGAAGCGTACGACATGACTTATGAATACAAGACGCAAGCGACAGGCGGGTTCACTTACCTCGGCAAGGAATAACAATGGCTCGCTACCGAGTTAAAGGCCCTGACGGCACAGTTCATGTGTTTGAAGGCCCTGATGACGCAACGCCTGAACAAGTAACAGCATTTGCACAACAGCAATTTGCACCAAAGCCTGAACCTGTGGCGGCAAGCAGCGAAGGTATGCCTAAGACGCGTACCGCCGCGCAAGACATGGCAGAAGAAATGAAAACTGCCACAACTGCGCGCGAAGCGTTTGATATTTCGCAAAGAAATTTGCGCGGGAATATTGGTGCGGCGGGCAGAGCCGCGTTGGCAAAAACAATTGGCACCGGTTACAACGTAACAAATTATCTTGGCAAAGGTATTGAAGCTGTTGGCGGGTTGTTTCCTAGCGGTGATACTAATTTTTCTAGCATCATGACCGGCAATGAAAAACCCGCAAACGTAGTTCAACAAGTAGGGCAAGTAATACAGCAAGGAAGTAAAGAAATACCAAGACGCGCTGAAGAGTACCTTGTTGGCGCAGACCGCGAACGCTACCCTGTTGCAACTAACATGGGCGGTTTGGCTAGTGATTTAGCTATAACAATGCCTGTGGGCGGTTTAGTAGCCAAAGGGCTTACAAAGGCGGCGTCTTATATCCCTGCGTTAGCGCCATACATTAACCCTGTGGCTACGTCTGCTGCAACAGGTGGCTTTAGAACGGGGCTTGCGCCTACTGGCGCGGTTAAACCCATTACAGGCTTACCTAGTTACACAACTAAAGATATCGTTACTGAGGGCGCTGTGCGCGCGGCTGGTGGTGGTTTAACCGCAGGTGCGGGCACAGCCCTTACCAATCCCGAAGACACGGGCACAAGCGTTCTTGTTGGTGCAGCGATCCCTACTGTGGCGGCACCGTTTGTTAAAGCGGGTGTGACCGGAGCAGGGCGGGTAATTGATTTGCTTTCCGGACGTGCGGGCGACATTAAAGCGGCTCGCATTGCTAAGACTGCGTTGGGTGATCAACTGATCCCCGCAACGCTTGCGCTTCAACAGGCTCGACCAGGCATTACCGCTGTCCAAGCATTGCAAGAAGCCGGTATTGATGCTGCGCCTTTTATGTCACTAGGTGTACTTGCCGAGCAAAGCAGTATTGGTGAAGCGTACCGTCGGTTGGCTGCTGCACAAACGCAAGAACAAAAGAATATGTTAATTGCCATGACGGGCGGTGGCACTCAAACCGGCGCGCGTGAAGCGCAAGCGGGGTCTAAACAAGCGTTGAATGCGTTGACTACGCCAATGCGTGAAACTGAATTGCAAGCCGCTAACCAAGCCGGTCAAACTATTGCTCAACTAAGCCCTCTTGCAGCACAAAGAGAAGCGTCAATGATTAGCGCATTGCAAGGCCAAGGTCGTGCTGCAACTGACGCAGCGCAAGCTGGTGTTCGCGCTGAAGCGGGCGCACCAGGCTTTCTTACCCAAGGTACACGCGCTGCCGAGTCAGGTGTTTTGTCAACCGAGATGGCAGCAATTAAAGCGCAACGCCAAACCGAGCGTGATTTCTTGCAAAACCAAATTGGTAGCCTTGAAGCGTACGGACTCAAGCCGCTAGACATTAATCCAATTCTTAGTTCAATTGATGGCAAATTAGCCAACCCTAATCTGTACGGGCAAACGCAATTGCTTAACGTGTTGCAAGGGTTACGCGATGATTTTGCAAGCGCTGTGGCGGCTAACGGCGGCGTAGCAGACGCGCGCGCGCTGTACAGTATTCGCAAAGCGGGTATCAGTCAAAAGATTGATGATATGTATGGCTCGCTTGATCCGTCGGCTAAACAAAAATTGACTGCTGACGTGTTGGCGTCGGTCAAAGCGCCGATTGACAAAGCAATTACGGATGCTGGTGGCACGGGTTGGAATCGCTATTTGCAAACCTTTGAAACAGGTATGCACGAAATTGGGCAACAAAAGTTAGCCGCCCTTGCACTTGAGCGCTTTGGCGGCAACAAAGAAGGATTTCTTAAACTTGCGCGGGGCAATGATCCCAAAGCAGTTGAAGACATCTTTGGCCCAGGTAGTTTTAATATTTTTAAAGAGATGGGGCGCAAGTCCGGCCAGTTAGAAACTATTGCTAGCCAACTTGAACGCGATGTTGCCGTCAAAACAGCAGCCGATAGTGCCACGCAAGGCTTGGCGCGCATCATGGGTATGGCTGAATCTAAGGTCACAGGCGTACCGGCTTTCTTTAGCAAAACCGCCACAGCGGTCAACATGGCTGCTAGAATACTTCGCGGGCAAGTCAACGAAAAAACCTTTGCAGCGTTTGAGAAAGGCATGATCTCAGGCAAGAGCGCGGCAGAAATGTTAGGTGAGTTGCCAATGAGCGAACGCAACAAAGTGTTTAGGATTTTAAAGAATAGCAGCGAATGGAATCCAAACTTGGCTAATGTCGGTGTTCAATCATCAGTAAACCGCACTAATCAACTTGCACCTGAAAACCGCAACAACTTGAGGCCGTAACATGGATTGGCAAAACGTCATCAACGTAGGCATAGGATCACTATTTGCAGTCGGAGGATGGTTTTGCCGCCAGTTATGGGATTCGGTCAAAGAACTCAAGACCGACATCTCTGACCTCAAGCTGCACGTCAGCGACGCGTACGTTAAAAAGTCAGAGATGGATACGCTCAAGTCCGAAATGGATAAGCG